GTGCGTGCCCGGTATCCGGTAGAAGCGTCCATGCCGCTCCCCCGCCAGCACTCGCAGCGTCTCCGTCCGCACCACCGCGGCCATCTCGCGCACCCTGATCTGACTCTCGCGCTGAATCGCCGCCTGAATCTCCGGCAGGCGAGAGGACAGAGTCACGCTCCCCACTCGTGTCGTGAGTCCCATCAGACCGCCTTAACCTCGATGGTCGTCATGTTCTCAACTTGCCCGAGGTACATCGGCCGCTCCAGCGGCACGAAGGTGTCCGCCCCGAAGATGAATTGCGTTAGGTCCACCTCCCACGTCTGCCGGTCGCGCACGATGATCAGGTGAGTCGTCTCCGAGTTCTTCAGTTGCCCGTACCGCGCCAGGTTGCTCACGCCCGCGGGAAGGACGAGCGCCCATACCTCCACGCTCGGAATCCATGCGCCATCGACGAGCCCGGTAGCCGAGCGCGTGCGCGTGCGGAGCTGTACCTCTATTCGATCTCGGAGAGAGTCGCCGATCACAGGCTATACACCTTGTACGGCCGCCAGAGCTCCAGCGCTTCCGGCGGGGCCGTCCAGTTCACCGAACCCCCGCCCGACACCCCAACTGCCGACACGCCATCCGTCCGCTGCTCATAGTTGTGGGCGATCCATCGCAGGCATCCCTGCCCCACCGCCTCGGGTATCGCCACGTCCGTCAGTACGCGCGTGCAGATGAAGCGAACGCCATCACCCGTCGCTGTCACCGGCCTCTTGCCCGTCTCCGGCTGAAGGGTGATCACCGTCCCCACCGCCGTTGCTGTCGCCGACTGCACGCCGTAGGGCACGCCGTCCTCGTCCTCAAGATCGGAGTTTAGGAGCGCCGCCAGGTTCGTCGCTGTGGCTGCATCGTTCCCGCCTACCAGGAACTCCCGGTCAGCCGCCACCGGCGCCGCCGACACAGCTAGGTATCTCTGTCCATCCACTATCACGGAATCCGTCGCCACCACCCCCGTCAGCGTGATCGTCGGAATGCGCTCGCGGAACAAGTTGCCGAGGAACGAGTCTGCCGCCTGCCGCGAGGCGATCATTAGGGTCGCTATCAGTCCGTCGTCGGCGACGCTCGTGACCCGTAGGTACGTTTTCACCTGCGGAAGGGTCATCACCAGGCGGGCCTCGACGGGGCCGCCCGTACCTGGCGCACCAGGGGCAGCAGGAGCTACCGCCGGCGCCACATCATAGGACTCGTCTGTCGGGTCGCAGGCAAGCCCCGCCGCATGGAGCAGCAGGGGTCCAGCCGTGTTCGCATCGACCGCATTGGCCGCCACCTGATACCAACCCAAGGCGAGTTCCGTCACCGCCCCGGCAGGCGCGGCGAATGCCGCCCCGTTCTTCGAGAGGGTGACCGTCAGCGACACGCCCGGTACGAGGCCAGCCACACCCGTGATGTGGTCAACGTCGCTCCTCATCAAGAAGAGCAGGTTCTCGGTCCCGTTGTATTGGAAAATGGGATAGCCCATCTCAGTCCCGCCGCCTCTTTCGGTTCCGTTGCGGCTTCCGTATCCGGTTCTGCTCCGGCTGGCGCAGCCGCTCGGCCTCGCAGAATTCCGCCGCCCCACGCCGCAGGATGGCGAGTGCTACCGAGGCAGGCAGGTCCGCTGTATCGCCCGCCGCGTAGATCGTGCCGTCTATCTGTAGCCTCTGTTGGAAGCGAATCAGCATCTGTCTATCCTCACGGGATGGCGTACATCAGCCCGACCAGCGCTATCCCGGTCGTCGCCGCTCCGCCCGTCTGAGTGAACTCCACCCAATACTCGGTGTCCTCGGTGAGAATCCGCACCCCGCGATGGCAGACGAGATAGGTGCCGACCGTCGCCTCGTCTACGTCCCCCGCTTCCACCAGCTCGTCGAGGTTATCCCAGGTCCCCACCACCAGCACGTTTGTCGTGCCCGCGTTGAACACTTCAGTCACGGCCACCATCGCGCCCATGACGCCCGCGCCCGCCGGTATCACTCCCAGGCTCACGCGGAAGGGCGCCGCCACGTCGAAGTTGATCGTGTTCCCGACCATGTTCATCGGGCGAATCGGAACGCCGTTCATCAGGAACTGTTGCCCGCCGAGGGCCGCAGATGTCGGCACATCCTTCCGCCCCAGCTTCATGTCCTCGTCATAACCCAAGTAAGTCATGTGCCCATCCCTTCTTCTGTAACGGGCCGGCCGGGGAGGGGAGAGAGGAGGAGGACGCCCTCCCCGGCCGAGTCGTCAGTGCGTCTTATGCGTCGGTGTCGCTCGCAGCGACAGCCTGCACCACGGCCTCATAGCGAGGCTCACCACGCATAGCGATCATTGTCGCGTGCGATGTAGCCGCCCCAACGAGTTGCAGGGCAACATAGTCGAAGCCGTTCGTGAGCGCCGTATCCTCGATCTCGATGTAGCCGATAGCCTGGACGGTCGCAATCACCATGGTTCCGCCGACGCTTGTAACCGTCAGGGAGCCGGCACCGGCCTCAGTGACCGTCAGGGTGACGGTGGAGCCAGCGAGGACGGCGGCAGTTACCGCACATCCGGCGGCGAGCAGCGCAGCCTGTCCAGCCGCTGCATTGATACAAGCCGCCAGCGAAGCAGCGTCAGCAGCATCGGCGCCGCTCTGGTCGAATACGAGGTTCGGGAAGTCAGGCGCAGCCGCGGCAGTGAACACCACGCCATTGATCGTGATGGTATCACCCACCAGCACAGTGGTCAGAACGGCCGTCGCCACGTTGGCATTCGTATTGGCCGTAATCGTACAGGTGGCCGTCGCGATAGCCGCCGCGCCTGCACCCGCGTTGCTCGTCGCTTCAATGACGCTGGCAACTACGGTCGCGGCCGCCGCCATCGTGTCCACCACGAACGCGAACACGATCTTGCCGTAATCACGCAGCCGGTAATATCGACTCCGGATACCCGGCGCCGGCGTTGCCAATATCTGATAGAGATACAGGTTGGCCGGGTCTATCTTGAGCCCTTCGGAAATCCACTTCATCGTCGTTCTCTCCATGCCCGGAGCGGCCATCGCAGGCGCACTCCGGGCTGTTTATCTCGGTTACAGCGCCACCGGCGCCGTCTAGTTCAACACCACGAACGGGCTAACCGTGGTGACGCCATCTTCCAGCAGCAACGGCGTCGCGAGCATCGGCTGGCCGTCCACGGAGCGGAAGGCCTTGATGCAGGTAATGTTGTTGCGGAACTGGCCGAGTCCGCCATCGTCCTTGATGGAAAGGCCGATGCCTTCCTTGATGGCGTAATAGCTCAGGTCAGCAAACATCACGTCGCCGATCTGTCCGAGCACCGGCTGGCGCTGGTTGACGACCACGGGATAACCGAAGATGCTCAGAGGTAGTCCCTCGCGAGCATTCGGCTGCCAGATGAGCTGGCCGAGGACCGACGCCATCGCCTGAAGCTGCGGCAACGTGGTCGGATGGACGAGCCAGACCGGATTCGACGCGCCCAGATTCAGCATCCGCGAGAACATGTTCGTCAGGTCCGCATAGGCGATGGCCGCGACGCCAAGGCCGCCGGCACGAACCACGTTTACGTTGGAGGCGTGGCCGAGGAAGCCCAGCGGACGGCCGACGCCATTGCCGGAGATGAACGCCACGTCCTCGGTCGCAACGATGCCCCGCTGGAAGGTGCTCTGGATCAGGGTGAGTACGGAGTTCGCATTGTTCCGCAGGAGCTGGTCCGTCACATCGATGACTCCTGCGATCTCATGCGGGGTCAGCGTCAACTGAGCCACCGCCGGCTGAGTCTCGGCCTTCAGGCCACCCTCTGCCACCCAACCAACCGTCGCCCCCGCGAACACGCCGAGGGCTCCGCCCTGGTTCAGCATCGGGAGCGTCAGGGGAGCATCGGGATACTGTCCAGGAGGGAAGACGGTTGCGCGAGGCCGCACAACTTCGCCCTGCGGCGGAATCGCCTCAATCATCTCGCCAAACTGAGGCGGGATAAGGAAGCCGCCCGCCGCACCCACGCCCATGCTGAGATCGCGCTTGTTACCAGGGGCCCGTGGGATGGGCCGAATGCGCTGGTCAGCGCGGTCCCACAGCAGCGTGGTGATGAACTCACCGAAGTCGCGGAAGCCGTGAGTCCGCTCGGTATCATCACTACCCAGGGCCGCCGTCTGAATGCGCCGAGCAGCGACCTGCATCTGCTCCAGTTCGGCTCGCAGGCCCGCGATCTCTTCTCGCAGCGGGGCATGCGCGTTGGTAACGAGTTCGCTAATCGCCTCCGGCCGCAGTTCGTCAGCGCGCTCGGCGAGGAGGCGCACGGCATCACGGGACGCCTGGATATCGGCATCCGTCACCGCGGGAGGCGTCTGTGCTACACGCTCGCCGCAGGCAGGGCAGAAGATCGCCCCCTCGGCGAGTTCCTTTTCACATTTTCGGCACTTCATTTTAGGGTCTCCATGTGGAGAGAATGCCCGAGCGCCTTGATGTCGGTGAACAACGCGTGGAGTTCCGGCGCGATGCTCGGCGTGCGGCTCGACCCCGAGGGTGAACGTATCGGCCCCCGCGAGGCGAGTGCGGCCGCCAGGTCACGCGCTTCGCAGAACGTGGCTGGCAGCACAAACGGAACAGGCGATTCGGTAGGTATATCGGTCGGGGGCTCGTCGCCCCTGATTTCCGTAGGTTCAAGGATGGCGCCCAGAGCGACAGAGCACTCTGCTACCAGCGCCCTCTCCGGCTCCGTCAACTCCCGGTGCTGGAGTCCCGAGAGGGCAGCTATCATCTCCCGCAGGTCGGCCTCGGTCAGCGACACCTCAGGCGGCTTCGGGTACTCGACGCCCGTGCGGGCGCGCACCTCGTCCACAAGCGCGGCGGGGTTGCTGGCGAAGTTTCGGGTTAGCAGGCTGGACTCGAAAAGCTCGACCTCCTTGAAGTGGGTGATGTCGTCTTCGCGCGCCTCGGTCACCACCGAGAAGGCGATGGAGGCGGAGTCAATGTAGCCCTTGCGAAGGCCGGAGTAGACGCGCCGACCCGTCTCAACGTCCAGGTCAAGGTCGGCTTCGACCCGCAGGCCACTGTCATCTTCGGAGTGAATGCCAAGGGCGATAGGTTCGGTGGGATCGTGGAACCACACCACCGGGAACTTGCCGCCATGATCGTTGAGCGTCTTAGTGAACGAGCCCTTGTCGAAGATGGTGTCGTAGCTGTCCTGCACCCCGAAAACCGAGGAGTGGAAGACTACGTGCCCCAGGTCCGCCACCTGCACATCGTCTAGCCGCAACGCCCGAAGCTGTCGCTGTCTCATTTCAAATCCCCTTCCGCCTCACCACGTATCAGGAAGCCCTCGGCGCAGCGGCACTGGATGACTTCCCCTGCCGGCCCACCCACGCAGGGCGCCGAGCACCCGTTGGAGTAGTTCTGATCGAGCTTCCGCCGCTGGCCGTCTATCGCTACGTGACTGTCCCGAACCCGGTCGTCACGCGAGCTTATCCACTCCTTCAGCTCCACCACGCCCGACTGCCGCGCCGCTTCCTGCGAGCCGTAGTTCGCCGCGCCCCCTACCTCTGTCCGGGCGATGACGTAGGAGCGCCCAGTGCTGTAGCCCTCATAGAGGTCGCGAATGCCAGTGGCGATCTCATCGGTCCCCAGGTCGGCCTCGACGGCCTTCTGGAGTAGCGCCTTGAGGTCGGCCTTCGTCGCCTCGGTAATCCCCACCACATGATCGCCCACCGTCTGCTTCACGAATGATTGCACTTCCGGCTTCCAGGGGTCCCAGGTATCAGCCCGCGCATCCCTGCTCCGCCCCGCCAACTGGTCCGCCACCTCGCCCCCGAAGTGTTCCACCACTGCCCGCCAGTCTGCTTCGAGCGTTCGCGCCCAGGCATTGCGCCCGCTGTTGACGGCGGGGTCTAGCAGTTTCGCTCCGCTCTGCACCGCCGCTTCGACCTTGCCCCCCTCCAGGGCGAAGAGGCCCCGGACATGCTCATTGACGCTGCGCTCCCAGGCCTGCCGCTGTCGGTCGAAGCGCCGCCAATGGTGGGTCCGCTGCTCCTCGGTATGGAGGCCGACCGAACGTTGGCGCGGCGGCTCGTTTGTCGGGATCGTGGGCAATTCCACCCCCACAGGGAACAGCGTCGCCGATACGAAGCCTGTCTCCGGGCAGTCCTCCGGCGGGAAGCCGAGCCCGAGGTGCTCGTTAATTGCCCGCGGGGAGATGCCCATAACGAAGTACCGCCCCGCCTCCTCGCTGCGTTCCTTGCGCGCCTCGATGATGGCCGGCGTCTGTGAGAGATCGTAGTCGAAGTGGCAGTCTCC